AAAGTTTTCTAACTCCAATGCCATTCCTGGTTCCATAGCAAAAGTAGAACGGTCAAGAACTAAACCACCTTGCAAAGGAAATGTAAATGGATTAAGACCTGAAGTGTCTGGCATAGGTATACCTTATACGAATTTACTAATTGGTTTTTGTGCTCTGTGTACCATAGTAGAACGAACATATGCAGTTCTATTAATCAACAAACTTCTCATGTGTTTAATACCAGCTTCAAATCTTTGAAAATTTAATTGGTATTGTGAAGTTTCACCACGATATTGATAGCCATATGCAGTTGCTCCATCTACAATTACACCTCTGTATTGTTCTGGAATAGCTGGTACATCTGTAGCTGCTGATAGTTTTGTTGAAAAATTATAATATTCAAATCTTAAAGAGTAAGCTTTATCTGGATATGGAAATAATCCATATTTATTGTCTGGTGTTCTAAACACATATTTAGGAATAGATCCTACACCACTATCATCTTCTTGTGCAATATGATGATCTACGTATTGTTTATAATCCATCTCTGTAAGATTACCACCAGCACAACCCAATGAGTCATCTTTAACTAAACGAAATGTTTGATAGTCTACATGTTTTGCTGTTGTAGGTATAGCATAACGAGTTGTACCTGCAACAAGAATATCTGTTTCTGTATTATGATTAAAAGGCCAAGCATATTCACTTGTGTTAATATAATCTATAGCATCATTTACGGCATTCTTACATTGCGTTTGAAATCCACGTGAAGATCCAAAACCACTAGATGTAAGTTCTACCTCGTTAAAACGAGCAATAACTTCATTTGTTATACTTAAATATGTGTATGCCATTATCGCCCCATTGGTTAGAGGGGCCAGTTTCCCAGCCCCTCAGTGTTAGTTGTTATGCAAGTGCATCACGTGCAACTTCATCGGCAGTCATTTCGCCAAGTCCGTCAACATCCATCAATACAGCATATACACGTACCTTACCTGCGGTAGATACTGTAGTAGCCGCTTGGACTAAAACATCAATTGTATCTGATGTTGTAACCAAGATAGGACATGCAGTGTTTGCCAAGGTTGCATAGTCACCTGCAGAAGCAGAATCAAATGCAAAACCGTCAACAAATGCATCAACGTCACCACCTGTGATACCAAGGTCAAGAACCGTACCAGTACCACCTGAAGGTGTTGTTGTACATTCCATACCTGCAGCCATTACCATTGTGTTTGCACCAACAGTAATTGCTTGAATGATATCTGCGGCAGCTAGGGCAGAACCCTTAGCAGTTGCTGCTGCAGCCAAGTCGATTTCTTTTTCGACCAGATATGGTTTGTTAGATGGATTACCACGTCCACCTGCTGCTTTAGAGAGAGTTGTTACAGTAGCCATAATTTATACCTCCCTTACGCTGCGTTATACTTGGCAGTAACGATTGCTTCTGGACGAAGAATCTTACGACCGTATAGGTGCATACCACGAACGATGTCAGCAAAGCTGTCAGGGTCACGATATGTTTCCGTTTTGTTGATTTGCTCTGCGGTTGCAACAGCAGAATCATGACCAGCAACAATAACACCATAGTCAGTGTTTTGGTTTGCAGAGCCAGTTGTACCTGGTCCTGTACCTACAGATGGCAAGTTGCTAGATGAGTACACACGGAAGCCGTGGAAGTTTGCAACAGTCAGACCATTGCGAAGTCCACCTGATTCACCGAAATCTGCGTTGAAGAAACGTGAGTCTTCGTCAGCAAGAAGTTCCATGAATACTGGGTCAACTACGAGCCAACGACCAGACTTGTCTACTTGTTGTTGGTCAAGCAAACGAGCCATACGAGCAACAACCATTGCTGGTGAAGCTGTAGCAGTTGGAAGAGCAGTTGCACCTGGCAAACGTGCTGCGAGTGGAATGGAGTGATCACCAGCAGAACCTGTAGTGATGTTTCCAAAGTCACCCTTTTTCAGTTTCATGCTTGAAAGCAATTCATCTGAACCAGCAGTTGAAACAGCTTTAGTACCATTTACGGTAGTGTTTACTGTGTCTGCTGCTGAGTGCAGTGTTGATTGTGCGTAACCAGACAGGTACCCAAGAACTTCTTGGTCATGCTGATCAGCCAAACGGTAAGCTGCACGATTGGTTGCAAGATCCATAAAGTTGACATGTGAGTGAGCTTCCTCGATGTCGTCGATTTTAAACGCAAAGTAGTTTGCTTTGTCGACTACAAGAGAAAAATCCTCATCGTCAAGATCTTGTGCTGAAATTTGAGTTCCACGAGCATAAGAGCTTACGGAAATTTCAGGTTCTTTGATGATTTTAACAGTGTCACCTTGAGCACTGATCTCACCAAAATAATCAGAGTTAGTGATGTCACCAACTACGGTACTCTTACGAAATGCAAGTTGTACCTTTTTAGAATAGATTACGGAACTAAAGTTACCGTTAGGTAAGTTACCGTAACCCGATGCTGAAGTAAAAGCCATGATAAAATCCTCCTGATATTTGGCTTCGGGTTACAAAGCTAAACACCGACAAGAGGCTGCTACATTTTCTAGGGTGCAGTTGCTACTCAGTTGGCCTACCAAGTAGCTTCTGGGCCTATACTTGAACAGGTAGTTCTTATTAGTTTAGACTTTAGTGAAAATGGGTTTATAACAAAAGGTAGTCAAAAGAGGCTTTTGTTGTATGACCCTAGTTATACTGATGATTTTTTATTTGTCAACAGTTATCTGGCAGAACCAGTTACGTCATAAACGAATTTACCGCTACGCATTGCAGCATTAATCTCGTTTGAACGTTCTTCAAATTCTTTGTCAGACATTTTTGCAACCTCTGACTCTCGAATCATTCCATTTGCATCAACTAAATCTACTTCTGTTCTACTACGTTTAGTAACTGTTTTAGCTGCTGCTTTTGTTTTAGCTTTTTTAGCTTCATTTGTAAGACCCTTATCTGATTTATAAAGATCAATTACACGAATTACTGAAGCTGGATCATCAGAGTTTTCATAAAGAGCATCACGTACCCATTTAGGTTGTTCGTCTGCCCAATCATGAAATTCGTCTGAACCTCGTAGGTCATCAAAGTCTGAATGTGACTTACGTATTTCATTTTCAGCTTTTACTCGTTCAGCTTCTGCTTGAGCTTCATCTAGCTCTTTAATACGAGTATTAGCTCTTTCAAACATTTCTTGTGCTTTTTTAGCTGCAATTGTTTCTACAATACCAGCTACATCAGGATATTCTCTTGACCACTCCTCAATATCTTCATCTGACTTGGGGGGAATAATACCCATTCTTTCAGAACTTTTTTGGAGTGCTTCTAGTTTAGTTTCCCACTCCTTTTCTTTCTGTTGCATGTGACGTCTTAAATCACCATAACGTTTTTTGAAGCTTCTTTCTTCTGCAGATAACGTTTCTTCTTTAACTTCTGTATCGGTCTCTTTCGCTTCGATACTTTCTTTTTTTGGTTGCTGTTCTTCGTCTGATTCAATTTCACCACGTTGTTCAGCTTCAAGACGCTTGATCTCCTCTTCTTCATCTTGCATACGTTGTTGACGTCTGGCGTAGTTTGATCCTCGTTCAACAAATCCTGCAGTTTTTGGTGTTTCAACTTCTGCTAGTTCAGGCATATTCCATCTCCTTTATGTTGGGGCCAGCTATTACACTGGGTAGCCTTATAGTTATTAGTATAGGATTATTTCTTTTTCTTTCTCATTAAACCGCCTTTATTAACTTGTGCATAAATATCGCCAGACTCTGCTTCTGCTATTTGTCTTGCTTGATTTTCTGCAACTTTATCTGCAGTTGGTTTTGGTCTAGGTTTTGGTCTTATTGTCTTAGGTCCAGGTTCATAAATTGGTGGTCCATCATCATCATCTGTACTAGTTTTTTTACCACCTAAAAATGTAGAATCTCCTGGTTTTGCTTTAGGGGTTGGTTTAGGGGTTGGTTTAGGGGTTGGTTTAGTTTCCATTTTAAATATGTCAGTTCTAATTTGGTTTCTTTTGCTTTGGATAAAATCCATTAAGTCAGAATCAAAATTAGGATCTTTTCTAAAATCTTTGCTTTTAATAGAAGCAGGAACTGTAATACCAATACCTTCCAAAGCACTAATTACATTTCTTTCTCCACTGGCATTAAAGGTATTTTCAAAAAACTGGTCTGCTTTTTCTAATCCAACAGTGCCTTTTACTGCTTTATCAATAGCTTTTTGAAGCATTTCGGCACCTTCTATATCTCCTGCAGCAGTTCTTAGTGCAACCTCTGCTCTTGCCTTAGCTAAGTTTGCACCTTGAACTCCATACTTAGCCGCTCCACCACCAAGTATGCCTAAAGGAGTTACAGATCCTACAAAACCAGCTATACCAGCTCCAATTTTAGCTCCTGTACCAAAATATCTGTTTACAGAGTCTTCAGCACTGGAAGTAATACCTTTATACCAAGGCTCTGGAGTAGGTGCCTCTGGTCTACGATCTCCACCAGTATCTGTAACAATAGGAGTAGTTACAGGAGCTGGCTCACACATCTTAGTTTCTGTATTATAAACCATACCTTTAGCTGCACAAGTTTCTGGAGTCTCTCCTGTTTCAGGTACAGTAGGAGTTATACTTCCTGGACCTGTAGATTCCCAGCTAAAGCCAGTTCCAATATTTGGAATTACTGCCCCACCTACAGCCATACCTTGAGGTTGTTGATACATCATGTTTTGTTGAAAATAAGGGTCAGACTGTTGTTGTTGTGGTTGAACCATACCACCCTGCATCATAGTCTGTATTTCCATCATCTCTTCATCAGAAAGATCATCGTCAACAGGTTCACCACCTATTCTACCATTACTTTCCATTTCTTGCAAGCCTATTTTTGCATCTGCCCTAAGATCTTCAAAGAATTTTACACCATAGTATTGAACAACATCAGCAGGAACAACATACTCACCTTCAGACAATCGAGCAGGAATATCATCTCGAACTTCTTTAGCCATAGAACCAGGAGGTACTTCATTACCTGATACAGGGTCTACATCCATACCGTCATCTCTTAGACCACCTTCTCTCATAAAGGCCATTTCCATTTGTCTGTTCATATCTACTGTGCCTCCTTCGGCATAATTTGGTTTTGTAGGGCCAAAAAGATCAAAACCTCGAAGATCTTTATCTATACCTTTTGCATATCTTGCAAAATTAATTCCCCCCGTTGCATACCTTAAAATTTCTTCATCTGTCATAGGTCCAAGTTTTAGCTTAAAATCTTCTACTTTTTTACCCATAAGACTTTTAGGCTCATCAGATTGAAACTCTTTTAAAGTTTCTATTTTACGTTCTCTAGCTAAGTTAGAGGTTACTTTAGGTTTAGGGACACTTCCTACCGTAGCAATTTCTTCTGCACGTCTTCCAACAACTCTACTTTCTACTTCTGAAACAGTTTTCATATAAGTTTTAAAAAGCTCTGACTCT